GTAAGAACGGCGGGCCGGTGAGTGCTGGTGGAATGTACCAGGTCGGCGAAGGTGGCATGCCGGAAATTTACCAGGCCAGTACCGGTAAGCAGTACATGATACCGGGCGACAACGGCAAGGTGATCAGCAATAGGGAAATGACTTCCGGAGGCGGGGTGAGCGTCATTATCAACGTTCAGAATATGACTGGAGCCACATTTGATGCTCAGGCTACGAGTAGTGGAGATGGTACAATAACCGTGGATGCCATCATTGCTGATCTAAATAATGGTGGTCCAATTTCTCAGGGCATAACAAGTAATTTCAATGCCAAAAGAACACCACGTGGTCAAAATTGAGAGGGAACATGGATAGTATTTTGCCTGGCGAATCAAAAAGCATGCCACTTGAAAGCGGGAAGGTTGTCAAATACTCAGCCAACCGAGCTGTTAATTTTGAGTTTTTGCTAACAGATGGCACTTACATTACCGGTGTTATTCCTGCTGGTGAGACACTTGAGTTTAAGAGTAACGGCTCTATTCAAGAATTTAACATTAAAATTTTTGAAGCTCCGAGACGACCAACTGCCATAGATTAAACCCGCTCCGGCGGGTTTTTTAATGCCTGGAGTTTAGATGCCAATTATCGACTATCCCGACTGGCTGCCCCTGGCGCAGAAGGCCAGCAAAAACATGACGCTCGATACCGGGTTCCAGACCGATCAGCCAGCGGTCGGCCCGGCTATCTTCCAGAACCTTACTGACGACCTGAAAGTGACCTGGTCACTGACATGGATCTTCACGCTGGACCAGGAGCGCGCGTTCCAGCAATGGCTGCGCAGCCCGAACTATCTCAACCGGGGCCTGAACTGGTTTCGGATGAATATCAACTTGGGCGGCAGCGGCCTGCAGCTGCAGCAGCTTCACTTCACGCAGATGCCGGTGCAAACCAGCATCGACGGAGGGGTGGTGACCTGGACGGGGACAGTTATCGCGAACCACCTCTATAACGCCGACGACGAGTTTGACGACATCATCGTTGAACTGCCGCCGCCGTGGGATTCGTGGCTGGATATCGTGGTTACAGGTTATCCGGACGGTCGCGACCCTGAAAGTATTCCGAGGGTTCCCTGATGCCTTCATATCGTGAATATAATCAGAAGCGCCCGATTAGCGGCAGTTACAACACCATCACGTTCTATCACCCCTCCTTTGGTTACGTCCGCCTCGTCGACAAGCAGTTCTTCCCGAAGACGCTTGGCGGCCAGACGTACACGCCCGCGCGGTTTGAAATCGAAGAGAGCCAGCAGAGCGGAACTCCGGTAATCGACGCAACGGTGAAACTTGGTCGATTATCTTCAGATATCAAAACGCTGATGAAGAAGTGGAGTGGTGTTTCCAGGCTGTCGCCTATCACGGCAACTCGTCAGGTTTTCGATAGAGTTGATACTTCTACGCCAATGAAGAATTGGACATTATTTGTAAAAACTGTCGATGTTGTTTCAGATAACGCATCAGTAACTTTATCAATGACAAACCCGCTAAATAACAACATTGGCCAACCATATGATCCAGTCGAATACACGGGACTTCAGTACCTCTGATTTTATCAGCAGTATGATCGGCGTGCCGTGGTCTAACCGCGCCTGCTCATTCGAAAAGACTGATTGCTGGGGGCTGGTTGTGCTGTATTACCGACATGTGCTCGGAATTGAGCTGCACCAGACGCCGGGTTACGAAGCCGGTGAGGACTTCTTCACCTGCTATCAGAGTGACGTCGTTTTCTGGCGCCAGGTCGATAAGCCTGTTGAGAGCGGCATATTTGTCGGGTACCGCGGCGCGCAACCGGCACACGTTGGCCTGGTACTGAACAGGCAGGCATTACACTCGCGGGGCGAGAACGGAAGCGTGCGCATGGACTCGTTGCTGGTCATTCATCGGGCATTCACCAAAGTGGAGTTTTTCGAATATGGCGCTGGTTGAGATATCGAACTTTCCAGGAACGCCTAAGCTGCGTTACAGGGTGCCAAACGGCACCCTTTTTTATGACTGGCTGGCGGCCAATGACGCTACCTTTCACCGCGATCTACTGATCGTCCGCAACGGCGTAAAGCTGGGCGACGATGACGAACTGGCGTTTGAACTGAGCGAGCTGGACCACGTTCAGATTTTCGACCAGCCTAAGGGCATTGTCGGCGACATCCTCAGCCCGATCTTCAAAGTGGTTGGTCAGGTATTTTCGTTCCTGGCACCGAAGCCGGCCATCGCAAACACCGGTGGAAATTCTGTCGACTCGCCGAACAATAGCCTGACCGGTCAGACAAACACCGCCCGCGTTTACAAGGCCAAGCCGGACATTTACGGCCAGGTTCGTTCATTTCCTGACCTGATCCAGGAATCGGTTTTCGAATACGTTCACCAGACGTCTACGGATGGCGGCCTGAAGTACGTTACTGAGTGGATGTGTATCGGGATCGGTAAATACGATTACGAGTCCGTGCGCTACTCAGAATCGAGCCTGGGCTCACTGGCAGGCGCTGAATTCCAATTCTATCCGCCTGGTGTGGTTATCCCCCAGATCGTCGAGGGATATGGCTTTGATGACGTTGACGGACAGGAGGTTCCCGGGCAGAACGAGGCCAGCGATTTTCCGGTAGAGAGCGCCACTGCAACAACTGTGGTCAGCGGCACGTATTCAGGCGGCCAGATTGCGATGAAAATCAAAAAGCAGGCCGAGTTCGATTACTTTATGGGGCTGGTTCTGCCGCATGCGGTGACCTTCACCATCAACGTGACGTACAGCACTGCGTCAGGCAACGTTACTACCGATGCGACATTCTCCGGAACGCTGATCTCCGCAGTTGAAACTAACGACGGCGCCGTGGTTAACCCGGTGCGCTGGTACACGTTTACGATGAACCAGCTGGAGGGGCCGCAGGACATCCCGGCGAACGCCACGATCAACACCACGAAATTCATTCTCAACGATAACGAGGCGCTGGTGGTCGGCCCGTTCTTCTCCCCGGTCGAGTCGACGCAGCTGTGGCTGCACACGCAATCCAGCCTGGGCGGGAAGAAAGAGACGAACTGGAAAGTTGTCATCTGGAAAATTGATGACGACTACAACCAGGTTCCGGGCACGCAGCAGACCTTCACGTACAGGCAGACGACGCCGCACCAGTCGACCAGTGAGGTTTTCTACCGCACCGACAAAATCACGCCGACCGGCGGCTTCGGGAAGTACGCGGTCAGCTTCCAGCGCACGGATAACTCTGGCGACGCGTCACTGCTCAAGGTCGAAGAGATCCACAGCATCAACATCCGTACGAACGTCGTTCACCCGACAGACACGCTGGTGCGGGTAAAGGTGAGGGCGACAGAGAACGCCCTGGGCAGCCGTGAGCGGAAATACAACGCACTGGTGACCCGCAACACCATCACGTACAACCTGGACACGCAGACGGTGGATTACACGCTGCGGCCGTCTCGCTCGTTCGCTGATGCGGTGGCGCATACATGGCTCATCATGGGTGAGCAACCGGTAAGCAGCATCGACCTCTACGGGCTGTATTCGATTGCCGAAAGCCTGCCTGACGAGCGTCTGGGTTACTTCGACTACACGTTTGACGATGAGAATGACTCTCTCGGTGACCGCGTGCAGGCGATCTGCAATGCGGCTTCAGTGGTGGCGTACTGGGATGACGGCGTGCTGACGTTCACCCGGGATCAGAAAGTTGATTACCCGGCGGCAGTTTTCAACCGGGCCAACATGAAGACTGACGAATACAAAATGACGTACGAGGCCACACTTCCAGGCGGTTATGACGGCGTGCAGGTGTCCTACGTTCACCCGACCACGAACAACAAGACGTACATCAACTACCGCGTGCTGAACGGCGCTATCGTCGAGCAGGAGGCGGAGAACCCGAACAAGCTTGAGATTGTCGGCTTTCGTAACGAGTACCAGGCGCGTGAGCGCGCGCTGCGAGAAACTAAACGCCTGATCTACTCCAGGGTGAAGATGAACGCCAAGGTGTTCGAAGACGGAATTATCCAGGTAGGCAGCGTCATTCAGATGCCGGATATCTACGACAGTAATCAGCAGCAAGGTTACATCAGCGGCCGCGCCGGGAATAACTTCGATACCAGCGAGCCGATCACGTTTACCGGTTCAATGTATGTGCTGGTGACCGACAATCTGGGCAACCCGACACTGCGCTATTCAGCCACCGCCCGTAGCGACACGAAGTACGGATTCACCGCGGCTATCCCCAACATTCAGCTCAACATATGGAATGGAGATACGGTGCAGCTCCCGTCGCGCTATCTCATCGCGACAGTGGAGGAGCTGGACAGTCAGCTATGGACGGTTAACAGCATCAAACCGAACACCGATAACACGGTATCTCTGACCGTCGCGGAATACAGCGACGCTATCTACCAATAAGAACCGTCCCCGACCAACCGACCCGGCCATCGTGCCGGGTTTTTTAATGGAATCAATATGGCTACGCAACCAACTCAAGATGCAGTACCGAGTGAATCGCCTCGCGACCTGAAGTTCAACGCAGGGAAAATTGACGAGTTTGTTACCTCTCAAGGCTGGACCTATACCGATCGCTTTGGCGTGAAGCATTACACCATTGAAGGCATTAACTATTTGTCACAGCAGGCCATGGCCGCCTATGGCTACGTGATTCTTACCGGAAAGACTTTCACCACCGGCGCGACAATCAACAACCCGAATGAGGTGCTTCTGAACACCGCCGACGGCGAATATTACAAATGGACTGGTTCGTTTGCATCCGGCCCGAAAGTTGTTCCTGCCAACTCAACGCCGGCCAGCACTGGTGGTATTGCGCCTGGTGCATGGCTTGGCGTTGGTGATTCTTCGTTGCGTGCTGCGCTCGCTGCACTAAGCGGCGCTGGGCTTATTGGTTTTGATTATAATGTTGCTTATGCCGCAGGTACGGTTGGTTCAAATCTCAAAAATGTAATTGCCAAAGGAATCTCTGTTGCTGATTTGCCAGCGGCCAGCGATTCAATAATGGGGCACGCTTATAACGTTAATGGGCAAACACTGTGGGCAGATACTGACGCGTTTGGATTAAAGTATAACAAAATTGGCATGCTTATGCGGCATCTGGCCATGCTTGGACAGGGCGGAACGCGTGAATATGCGCGATGGGCTGACCAGATTATTTACGAAGATAATTTTACAAATTTATCAGGGTGGACAGGGTTTACATCTACGGCAATGCAGGTTTCCGCTAACAAAGTATATGGTAATGGTCAAGGCGGTAACTCAGGGATGTCACATTCGCTAAACGCAGGTACTACAGGTAAGTTCAGAATGCGCTGTTTAGTAAATTATGTGAGTACAGGGGCATCATATAGCGGTGGGGTGTTTGTAGGTATTAATAGTGGCGCAGTTGGTGCTTACCCAGCAACTGGGTTGGCAGATGCCTTTGGTATATATTTTACCTATAATGGCATTCAGCAAATGCTAAACGGTACAGCATCAAATTTAACCAATACAACTCCTGCTGCGCCAGGGCTCTATGAAGTTACACTTATCGCAGACGATAAATATATATCTGTTGCGGTACATAATACCAATGAAGCTTTTGGGTACGAGTATGTTGCACGACAGCTTCGAACCTCAAAATCATGCAACAACATCGTGTTATTTAACTCTGACGCGAGACAGTTAACTGGTCACAGCATTCAATCTCTTTGCTTGGGTGTCGGCTCAAATGCAACTGTAAAGAGCAGTTATGAGGGGAACTACCCCTCTATCGTGTGGACCGGTGATGGTACAAATGATTTTCGTATCGTAACACCAGTTGGGTATGATAGCCGCAAACCTAGGCCGGCAGTCATGCTATTCCACGGCAATGGGACGAACGAAAGATCGTGGGCTACTAACTCCAATTACGATAAAATTAGCAAGGCATTTGTTTCTGATGGTTTTATTGTGATAAGTGCTGCAGTGAGTGGTAGTTATTCGACTTGGGGCAATGCCTCTGCTCAGGCGTGCTATTACTCTGCTTATAGAAATTTATTGCAGAACTACAATATTAGTGCATTTAGTGTTTTTGCAAACTCAATGGGCGGGATTGAATTCTTTAACACCCTTGCGAGTGAAAATATTGGAGTGCCTTGTTGTTTTGTAGGCACATCACCTACTGCCAACTTATTGTCTTGTTATAATAGCTCCACTTTAACTTCATCTATTAAAATGGCGTATGATATAGCCAGTGACGGAAGTGACTACACAACTAAAACCGCAGGTTTTGACCCTATCCTTAAAAGATCTGACGAGTTTCTCGGTGTTCCCCAGTTATGGCTCACTGCAAGTGATGACACCATAGTCCTGCCGATAGAAAACCGTGACGTTATGATGAAGTTATCCGCTATTTCTACCAGAAAAATATCTAAAGTGGACGGGATAACTGGAGGGCATTCTTTCGACGTGTCGCCATATCTGACAACTATTGTTAATTTTGTCAGGAGTTATTCAGCCTAAATAAAAATGCACGGTTGGATGGGTTCAAGTCGATGCAGTTATGGCATTATCTATAAGCCACACTTCAAATAAAACAGCGGCCAGGGAAGGCCGCTTAAAATGTTTCTGAGAATCTTTTCGCTAGAGCTATTACTTCTTTGAGAGACTGAGTATCACTCTCGCCTTTAACATCCTGCTTGAGATCTGCTACGCAGAATACATAACCATCTGAGGTTTTTTTAATATTTAGCTTGGCTTGATTTTTTACAAGGTTATTATCGCCATCAGTCGTAAGGAAACGGAACGTAAAATCTCCAGTTTTAGACTTGAAGGACTTAATTTCAGATACCATCAACTTATCGCCAAGTCCAAGCCAATCACCCATGTCTCTCCCGTCTTCCAGCGCCTCGGCCTCGAAATCTGAGTTCTCAAAGTAAACTTTGGTCAGGGTTTCCGCCATTCGCCTTTCATCACTTTTGCCAAGCAATTGTTTTATCATGTCTATCACCTCAAACTTAGCTCACAACTTTATTGCGTAGTTTACACTCTCTTTGTACCATTTCGTATTCAAAAACCAAGACAAACTGCACTACGGACAAAAAATGCGCAATAACGCACTGGATGCTGCCAAACTGTTGGCTTGTTTCTTCATCATAGTAGTCCACGTGGGTAACTACCCAGAGTTACCACAGCCTTTTGGTGAGCTTTTCAGAGTTTCATCAAGATGGGCGCTTCCATTCTTCTTCCTTGCGTCTGGTTACCTGATGGGAGTCTCCGGACATGAGGATCTGGGTAAAAAGATAAATAAGCTGGTTAGTATTCTTTTCTGGTCATCAGTTATGTATGTACCAATCCTTTATAGAATGGTTCAAGGTGATACTTGGCGGGTAGTCGGGAAGGTACTTTCTAATGAGACTTTGCATGGTGGAACATTCTTCCATTTATGGTTTATTAATGCGCTCATTCTAGGTGTTATCTTGACCAACTATTTTATTAAAAATTGTAGCGTAAAGTATTCTTTATTCTCATCAGTGGCAATTATAATTGGGTGCTGGTATGGAGATCTTGCGAAGTCACTCCATTTTGATATCTATATTTTCTACGCATTGAGAACATTGATAGCATTTTCACTTGTTTATCTGGGCTACTACTTTGCTAAGAGTGGATTTCTAAAGCGAATCTCAAACGGTGTAGCTGTATCTGTCATCATTTTTGGTATTGCATTGATGATTGGTGAAGTATATGTGCTCGGTACTGTATACAACGCCGATATGATTGAAAGACAATTCCCTTTGTTTTCAACCCCAGTGTGCGTGGCACTGCTCAGCCTGTGCGTAAATGCTAAAATTAGCGAGAACGTTTTTTCAAAAATTGGTAGGGATTATTCCCTTGGTGTGTATCTTTTACATCCTTTAATTCTCTATATTCTCATGCATGATGTTGGTCAGTATATTGCTAGCAACTCTATACTGAAATTAATTATTAGCTTTATTTCATCAATTGCTTTACTCATGGCAGCCAAGAAAATCCTACCGATAACATACCGAAAACTGAATGGAATAGGTGTGAAGTAAATAACAGCGAAGGCTGTTCAGGTGGTTTTTCTACCATTTAAGCTAAGCGTTAGCGACTGCGTGCCTTCAAAGTGACCAGTTGTACATGTTCGCTAACGTGAAAAAACAGTGTGAATTAAAGTATAAATTGCGCCCCTGTGGGGCGCAATCTTAAAAACTTATATCGAATTGTTTGTTCTTTTCTATGTCTGGCTGAATTTTAATGCTTATGTTCTTATCTATCACACCATTTGATTTTAATGTCCATGATATTTCCCTTCCTCTAGTCACGGGAATAGGCCAGTTGTCCGCATCCCTGCTAAATGGGACATATAATATCATCTCCCTCTTATTTTCTGTTACCGCCATCTTTACTTGATTTATCATATCCTGCGTAACGGCGTTGGCTTGCTTGTACGTCAGTCCGTTATACTGAGGATCTTTCAAGGAGTGGCTTTGATTTGTGCAGGCGTTTACAAGGAATAACAATACTAAAGGAGTTAAATAAGAGGCATAATTATATTTTAGTAACGATGCAATCCCGAATGACGAGAGTATAATCATAAACATAAGGACACCCCACATTACTGCGGGTTTATTTATGTATGCAGGGCTAGACTTAGCACTTATCATAACTAATGATGCAAATATGATAAACATAGAAATCAATGACATGACCACAGTTTTGCATCTTTCTTTACGATATTTAAAATCGGATTTACAACTTAATGCACACGCCACTAAACCTATAATAATGACAACGATGAAAACACCACTCATCTGGGAGAGAAGTTCTGCAGCATTGTGAATCGCGCCTGAAATATCAAGCGTTGATTTACTCATTCTCTCTGCACGTCCGCCATTTGCTTCAAATATTGTAGACAAGAACCATATGATCAGGACGAAAATGTGTAGTGGGTAATTTTTAATGGTGTTAAGAATTTTGAATTTTGACTCAATTAACTCAACAAGTAGAACGGAACCGCATGTAACCGCCAGAATGACACTTGAGAATATATTGGAAAAAATTGATAGGTAAGCTGAAAGTATGATGAAACCTGAAAGGACAGGATTTGTAATCAGAAGAGATTTAATTTCATGACCTTTACGAAGAAAATAAAGTGTAACTGAACCATTGATCAATGCTGGAAGTAAATAGTGGTAATAACACGTTATGTTCAACTCCCACAGCATGTAAGTGCTTTTGCTATCATTAAAGGTTCGAAATAATCCGAATAAGCATAGATAATGGAAGATCGTAATTACTATGCCTGAATACTGAGAGCAACCCATTTTTTCAATGGTGAATAAATAAAACTGTCTTAGATAGACAACAACCATGACGGCAACTAATGCCGCAGTAAAAAATGTAACGGACTCAAGAAATGTAAGGCCAAGCGGCATCAGTGTAAAGGATGCTGCGTTGATCAGGAGTGGGAAAGATACCTCGGGAACAACCTTGATTGGGTTGAATCCATGCCACTCAGGCCATGCCTTTCTTCCCAAAGAAAGATTGTACCATTCATCACCTGTGAAAATAGTGGTCGGATGGATGAACCCAAAAAATACGAAAACAGACAGCAGCACAAAGAGATAGAATGACCATTCTATCTTGCAACCTTTAAATCCCTTAGACTCTAACATTACATCCTCCCAAATATCATTTCTTCAAAACATATCGAGGTCGGTTCTTTACCTCAACATAAATCCTGCCAATGTATTCGCCCAGAACACCAATCCCAATCAACTGAACCCCTCCAAGGAATAGTATTGATACCAGCATAGAGGGATATCCGCGAACCGGGTTGCCGAATGCTAGCGTGTCAACGATCATCCATGCGCCATATAGAAAGGCCATGCCAGCAACGAATAAACCAATATACGTCCACATGCGCAGGGGGAATGTAGAAAAACTGGTGATACCCTCAAGAGCGAGGTTCCAAAGTTTCCAGCCATTGAATTTTGTATTTCCAGCAACGCGCTCTGCTCTGGCATATTCAACCACGTCAGTGCGGCCGCCAACCCAACTCAACACGCCCTTCATGAAAAGGTTGCGTTCTGGCATTAGCTTGATATTTTCAACCACATCCCGAGACATAAGGCGGAAGTCGCCAACGTTTTCCTCGATCTGTGGATTGCTGATTTTGTTGTGCAACTTATAGAACCACTCTGCGGTCTTGCGCTTGAGTCGCCCATCCGTGGACCGGTCAGAGCGCTTAGCCAGCACCATATCCGCACCGGCCTGCCATTTCTCTATCAGGTGCGGAATAACCTCGATAGGATCTTGCAGGTCAACATCAATTGGGATTACTGCCTCACCGGTGGCATGATCCAGACCCGCAAACAGAGCTGGCTCCTTGCCAAAGTTACGAGTGAATGACAGGGGGACCACAAGCGGATCGGCAACAGCAAGCGCCTTTATAATTGATTCTGTCGCGTCTTTACTACCGTCATTGATAAATACTATCTCAACTTCATGCTGTTGTAGCTCTTCAAATTCTCGCACGGTCTTATAGAAGATTGGAATTGCTTCCTCTTCATTAAACACCGGAACGACAAGAGAAATTTTCATTTCGCATCCCTAAAGACAATGAATTTTGAGTATATGAATCCGGCAACCAGACTAAATGCCGAGAAAGCTATGAGAGTGACAACTGGTGGAGCTCCGATTGCATCCGCGATAAATCCTGTCAGGGCAGCCATAACGCCCATGAAAATGACGAAAGCGATGTAACGAGCAGAAGTGGCCTGAGATTTGAACGTCCATTTTGCATTTGCAAAAAAACTAAAAGTTACCGCAATACAAAAAGCAACAACGTTCGCAACTGCTTGATTAGCACCGATGAAATGCATAAGCGCACCGAAACACAGCCAGTGAAGAGCAGTGTTGACCACCCCCACAGAAACATAGCGAGAAAATAGCTTTAACATTATAGAAATCAGTTAATTCTGAAAGAACGGGAGTTTAGCATTAGATGATCACTTGATCGACCATCAATATTGGCGATACTGTATATATGTACAGTTATTTGTTGAGGTGATCATGCTACGCATAGCAGACATAGTTGCCGCATCTGTTGCGCATGCAGAGTCTTTCCTTCCTCCATGTGCAAGCATTGTTGAAACCCAGGAAGGATATGATGTTGTTGATAAGGCAGCTCTAATCAGGCGGGGAGAAACATTGCTCATCTGGTTTTGCGGTCGTCAGCAGCATGCGCGCTGGGAGGGGAATGCGCTCATCACTGATGATGGCGAGGCCATCGAAGGAGATGCGCTGGATGACCTTCGCCTGGTTGGTGTAGTTACTCATACCATTCACCGGGTACACACGGACGAAAACCCCTTCATGTAGTATTCAAAGTGAGCAATCAGCTTTCTTCCTCCGGAAATTTACAAATACCAAAAAACCAATAGCGTTACAGAGTTAGAAACGAAGCGGCCAAGAAGTAGCCATTTAGGAACAAACGGCCATCTTGATCAGTATCTCGGTTAAAACTACTGTATATAAAAACAGTATCAGAGGTATGCATCATGGAGTTCTTCAGACCGGCAGAATTACGCGAAATTATTGCTATCCCGCTGTTCAGCGATTTGGTGCAATGCGGGTTCCCCAGCCCGGCTGCTGATTACGTTGAGCAGCGCATCGATCTCAATGAGTTGCTAGTGTCCCATCCCAGTTCGACGTATTTCGTTAAGGCGGCCGGCGACTCAATGATTGAGGCCGGGATCAGCGACGGCGATCTGCTGGTGGTGGATAGCTCGCGAACAGCTGAGCATGGAGACATCGTAATCGCCGCGGTAGATGGAGAATTCACTGTTAAGCGTCTGCAGTTGCGCCCAACCGTTCAACTGATTCCCATGAACAGCGCTTACTCACCGATTATTGTCGGTAGCGAGGACACTCTCGACGTGTTCGGCGTCGTGACTTTCATCGTAAAATCTGCGAGCTGAATATGTTTGCGCTCTGTGATGTGAATTCGTTCTACGCATCATGCGAGACGGTGTTCAGGCCAGATCTGAGAGGGCGGCCGGTGGTCGTTCTCTCGAATAACGATGGCTGTGTAATTGCACGCAGCGCCGAGGCCAAGGCCGCAGGAATTACAATGGGGGAGCCATACTTCAAGCAAAAGGACCTATTCCGGCGCGCTGGAGTTGTTTGCTTCAGTAGCAATTACGAGCTTTACGCTGACATGTCGAATCGGGTTATGACCACGCTTGAGGAGATGAGTCCTCGCGTCGAAATCTACAGTATCGATGAAGCTTTTTGCGACCTGACTGGCGTTCGCAACTGCCGGGACCTTACAGAGTTCGGCAAAGAAATCCGCGCTACCGTTCTGAAGCGGACGCACCTTACAGTTGGTGTTGGCATTGCCCAGACAAAAACACTCGCCAAGCTGGCAAACCACGCCGCCAAGAAATGGCAGCGCCAGACGGGCGGGGTAGTGGACCTGTCCAATATCGATCGCCAGCGCCGACTCCTTGCCCTGGTGCCAGTAGAGGATGTATGGGGCGTCGGCAGGCGCATCAGCAAGAAGCTGAACGCCATGGGCATTAAAACGGCACTGGACCTCTCCGAGCAAAGCACCTGGATTATCCGCAAGCACTTTAACGTGGTACTCGAGCGAACGGTCCGGGAGTTGCGCGGTGAGCCTTGTCTTGATCTGGAAGAGTTTGCACCAGCAAAGCAGGAAATCGTCTGCAGCCGGTCGTTTGGTGAACGCGTGACCGAATACGAACAGATGCGCCAGGCTATTTGCAGCTATGCGGCGCGTGGGGCCGAAAAGCTTCGCGGCGAGCATCAGTACTGCCGCTTTATCTCTGCCTTCGTGAAAACCTCACCATTCGCGCTTAATGAGCCGTATTACGGTAACAGCGCTTCAATGAAGCTTCTCACCCCAACCCAAGATTCCCGCGACATCATCAACGCCGCGGTAAAGTGCCTGGACAAAATCTGGAAGGATGGTCACCGGTACCAAAAAGCAGGAATCATGCTTGGGGATTTTTTCAGCCAGGGAGTGGCTCAGCTCAACTTGTTCGATGAGAACGCGCCGCGCGAAGACAGCGCGCAGCTGATGCAGATCCTTGATCAGCTCAATGCCAAAGGAGGTAAAGGTACGCTCTACTTTGCCGGGCAGGGCATTCAGCAACAGTGGCTAATGAAGCGAGAAATGCTGTCGCCTAGATATACGACGAGATTTTCAGATCTGCTTAGAGTCCGATAAATTTTCTTGATGTCTTGGTCCGCTTTATTCCAGAAGGGGACGAAGAATTGCTATTGCAAAAAATTAGTGGTTAAAAAGATGGCAGAATGAAGGAAGAATGTGCCAATATTGCTGAGGTTTAAAGGGATTTAGAGGCAAGATATGGGATTGTCTAATACAGTAAAGAAAATCGTTATATTAACCATTCCGTTCAGCCTGGTCGCGGGATGTGCGCCGTTGCATCCTTCCGACTGCCATAAGACCACAGCTACGGGTATTTGCAGTTCAGGACGCTGGGATGATCAGGATGAATGGGGTAAGCAAGCTCGGGCAATCAGGGCGGCAATAAATGACAAACTTGATGAGCCACGGATCTGGAAGGGAAAAAAATGCAGGTTGCATATTGAATTTGCTCAGGATGGCACGGCTTTAAAAATATCAACCAGCAATGGTAATAAAGCCTATTGCGAAGCGATTGAATCAGCAGCCCATAAAGCTAAATTCCCGGCTTTCAACAATTCGGAAGTCTACAGAGATTTTCAAAAATCCGGCTTTAATATGGAAGGATAGCAAGGCGCCTATCTAAATGTTCACTTCTCGCTCATTTAGAACGCGCCTGGTATCTTTAACTTTTTATTGTGCTGCCTCGATTAGCTCCGGGCCCTGATTTTTCACATTACCAACGGCACGCGACACTGCGTGCCAGATAAACTTGTGGGCGTCCACTGTGCCGTCGGCAACTATCTCTTCCGCTTCTTTCCCGCCTATATCCTGACGCATCCACTCCCTTGCAGCTTCCGGCGACAGAACAAGTGGCCGTCGGTCGTGAATATCGACCAGTCCTTTGTCAGCTGCAGACGTCACAATCAGAAAACCTTCTGCTTCATCGCCGCGCTCAAACGGTGTGCTGCCGATCGCCGCCATGAAAATGGGCTGACCGTCAGCGCGGTGAATGAAGTAGGGCTGTTTCTTGTCGCCTTCCTTCTTCCATTCGAACCATCCATCGGCGAAGCAGATCGCCCGACCGTGTTGCCAGAGAGGTTTAAACATTCTGCTGGTGGCCGCCGTCTCGACGCGCGCGTTAATCAGTGGGGCTTTATCCCACCACCCTGGCGCGTATGACCACAGGACAGGATCAAGATGCAGCTGCTCGTCTCGTTCGCTCAGCAGCAGGACTTTGGTACCGGGCGCGACGTTGTACCGGCCAATCGGTGCCGGGTCATATGCGATGTCGCGATCGGCTTCGTCGGCCAGGTAAGCGAGATATTCTTCACGGGTTTGTGCTTGTGCAAAACGGCCACACATAGAAACCTCCAGTCAGTCAGACTGAAAGTATAGGGTAGGGAGAAAAAACAGGTGCGCACCGAAACGTTATGATTTTGAAACAGGGGCATGATGATGGAAGTCATTGAGGCGGTAAAGTGGGGCGTTGCGAAACTGGAAGGAGCTACGCAAAGTTGGGGGTGGGTATGGATCGAACCGATCCCGAAGTTCACTCGTCACCCACTCGAAAAACGTGGCAACGGTTTGATCTTGAATGGATGTATTGGTAAGCATTGAAACCCGTATTTCACGGGTTTCTGATGTGTAAGTGCTTGAATGGTATCAAGAAAGACTGATTGTAGCGGAAACAGGAATCGTATTCGGTCTCTTTTTATCTGTATGTTTTTCAAAGCGTTGTTCAGTGATGACTCGAAATCACCCGCAACTTTCTCGAACTTTCCATATCCTGT